ATTTTGAATTCCGCTTGTAACATCCTTTTGAATGCTATCCATTTTTTCAGCAGCCGCTATTCGTTCATATTCTAATCCAAGTGCTTCAATCGCAAAATCATTAGATGCTATCTTTTGGTCAACTTCGTATTTATTATATTGATTTTTTGATTTTTGTAATCTAATATTTTCTTGTTCAAGTTCAAATTGCTTCTGTGCAACTTCTCTGGCAGATTTTAATGAAGATAATCCTTTCATTAAATTATCATTATATTCTTTTACTGCCTTACCAGATTTGGTTCTACCATCGACACCTATATTAATTTCTTTATTAATATCTCTTTGTATTTGGGCAGAAAAACTTAGCGTTTGTTGATATTCTTTCTCCAAACGAATAGATTCTTTTTGCCTATTTAGTTTCTCTTTATCTGCCATGTGGAATCAACCTTCTATCTTTTATATTTAAGATAATTTTTATATAAATCAGGAACTCGTTGACCTTTTGCTTCCATATCTTTCACCTTTTTTTCTATTCTTTCAAGTGATGAATCAACGTTTTTAGTTAATTTAACAAACTCTTTATCATTAAGAGCAGATTTAAATACCGCCTGTTTTACTAATGATTTAAAAAAATCCCACTCATTAAGATTATGTTTTTTTGCAATTTCTCTTACTAAGTTTTTAGTTTCTCTTTTTAATTTCATATTATCTCCCTTGTGGATATATTAGTACTACTATAAATATAGTGTAAAAAAAAAGTGAGGATTATTTCCTCACTCTTATATTTGGTCCTTTTGGAGAAGAACTATTTGGTTTAGACTTCTTCATTTGTTCCTGTTCTTTTTTCTTAGCTTCAATTAATTCTTTATAATAGAATCTTCTAAGATGTACTGGTAGTTTATAAACTCCTTCCTGAGTAAAACCATTTCCGTAATAACACAATTCAAATATCTGCTTGTGTAACATTACGCCATAGTTACTCGGTAGGCCAAAAAAACCCCACGCCCATTGGTATGGGCTTCACCTCCGTATCTCCAGTGTTCGGGTTTTCATACTCAAATTCCATATTAACATCAGGTTGGAGTTCCCTAACTAATTCTCTGAATTTTCGAGTATCTCTTGTTAAAAATTGATTGTTTATAAATTTAGTAATTGTATTTGTATTTGAATCACCATCTATTGATGTAATCATATATCTATATCGAGTGGTAATTTCTGAAGATACACTACCTTTATTTAATCTTTGTAAAGCTCTTACATCAGTTTCTATTTTTTTCTCATCACCATGAGTTAATAATTTGAATTCTAATGTTTGACCATTTGTTGTTGTAAATTCATATTTGTTTTCTGAATTTATTTTTTCGAAATCAATTTCTTTGGTTTGTACTTTTGATAAATCAACTGTGATTTGTTCCTTATCACCCAATTCGTTTTCTATTTCGATTTGGTATTCTGGTCCATATCCTAATATACGAGCCGCTAACATTATAGCATTTTTATCCCCTATAAGAATGTCATCTATATTTACATCCTTATCTACTATAATCGACTCAAATAACTTATCAAGTACCACCCCCTTTCGTATAAGATTCTGTGAAGCAAGAATTTCTTCTTCTTTCGCAGTCATGTATTTTATTTCTACTGTACCTTTGGATAGGGGATTATCCTCAGCATAACATTTACCTTGTGATGGGAGTGATATCACTTCGGTAGGAAAATCGTAATTTGCCATATAACTTAAATTTAATCGTTTTATATAAATATATACTTTTTAAAAAGTTGGAATATAGGCATAAAAAAAGTTCTCACTAAGAGAACTTTTTTCTTTATAAAAATAAGTTGGAGTTGTATTAGAATTCTAAAATTGCGTAATCATAAGAAAGTGTTAGAGTGATTTCTGCTGGGTCTGTAGCATTTGCCCAATCTAAATCATTGAACACAGCATTGTTAATGAACGCACCTTTTAGAGTCCATTGTTCAATTTTATCACCAACAGGTCCTAACATATAACATTGTATATCTTTTTTGTAGAAATCTGCATATCCATCTCTACCTGTTAAAGATTCGTGAGATAATCTTACCCATTCCATTACTGCCTGAGCACCACTTGGAACGATTGGGTCATATAAACTAATCTCAACATCTTGCCATTCACCTTTACCTTTAAGTTTTCTCTTAACGTTGATGTGGTCAAGTGTTACAGTTTCGAACTGAATCGAAGGTCTGTTAGCTGTTTTAATAAGATATGAAGGAATACCATCGATTTCCATGATGAATCTGTTCTTCATCTTCGGTTCGAAGTTGGTATAAAACATATCGTTAAATTCTAATACTTCTGCCATTTTTTATTTCTCCTATTTACTACTATAAATATAGTTCTTTTTTATTTTTATTTATTTACGCCGAGAACGAAGCTCCTGTTGGTAAAATGTTGAAATCTAACACGATGAATTCAGCAGTTTTGGTTGGTTGTAAGAAAATCTGACCAGCCAAGATGTTTCTATCGATTACATCAGGTGTGTTATTACTTTCGTCCATTACTACTCTAAAAGCATAAAGTCCTTGTCTTTGTTGTATTCCTTCTAAATAAGGGTTAACAGTATTCAAGAATCTACTTCTTGTTTGAGAAGTGTTTTGTTCGAATACTAAGTATCTTGAAGTAGAAGCAATATATTTCTTAACTTTGATTAATAATCTTCTAACATTGATTCTATCAAGTGCAGATGCCTTATCTTGTAAAGTTTTCTGTCCAAATGCAACGATACCTTCACCAGGGAACGAAGCGATTGGGTTAACTTTTCCTTCATATAGTGTATCTCTTTCAGCATGTGTTAATCTGTTTAATACAGATACCGCACCTACGATACCACCTCTGTTTAAACCAGCTGGTGCAAACCACTCAGCGGCAACAGCATCATTTGCAGCATATATTCCTGGCATTAATACTGAAGGTGGAACTGAAGTTAATCTATTAGTTCTTGAATCAATTGTTTTAACCCATGGATAGTAAGTACCAACATAGTTAGAATCTAAATTACCCGCCTGTTCAACAGCCTGAGTAATTGTATCTGAACTTACGTTACCATTTGAAGAGTTGTACGTTACACCAACTACATCACCGATAAAGAATGCATCTTCTCTAGCTTCTACCATATCAACCACTTTATCAAATACATAAGAGTGATGTCTACGAACAATACCAGGTGCAGATACTAAGTTAATATCGAAATCATCTGGATTAGATACTGAATTGATTGCCTTAACGTAAGCAACTGAACCACTTGCAGTTGATGTTGAACAATCAAATCCTTGAGTGTTACCACTACCAAAGTTTGCTGATGAACCAGCAAGAGCTTTTTCGATAGTTGGTTCACTACCATCAAATCCATCTTGGAAACCTACGATGAATTGTCTTTTATTAATATCAGTTGCATTAGAACCAGTTAGTTCGAATCCAAATGAGTGAGTACCACCATCAATAGTTACAGTACCATCGAATGCGAATACTGTATTAGCACCTTGAGTAGCAGATGATGGAATTGGAGATAGATAATGTGAGTTGTCTACTTTTACAACTGCAGATTCTAAATCAATACCACTATATTTTACACCACTTGATGAGTTATTCTCAGCAGAACCTGTTGAGTATATAACTGCAGGTACTAATGATTCTAATGAAGAACCAACATAGATTGGGTTATAATATTTATCGTGTCCGAATGGTCCAGCAGTTATAGGGAATGAACCTTCTGCCTTACATTCTACTCTAATAAACTTAGAACGGTTAGCATAATCACCATTTTCTGTTTGTTTTCCATTTGCATCAATAACAACGTTTCTATCACCAATTACTTTTTTGATGTAGTTTGGAGATGCAGGGTCTAAGTTTACATTATTAAATGTTTCTAAGATTACTGGTCTTTTATCTGTATCAGAATATCCTCTAACTGCAATTGAGAATGTTGAATAATCAGTAGAGTTATTTGAACCAGCAGCCTTTACATTGAATACTGAAATTTTATATTCTTTGTTATAATTCGTACCATCACCTAAAGTATGGAATCTAAACAAATCATGTCTCTCACCAGAAATCAACTGAGATTTAATCCAAGGAGTTGATGCGTGTTGAATATCGTTTGAGAATACTTGGTCTGCTATATCGATTAGTTCTACTACTGAACTACTATCGTTTAATAGATTTACTTGGTTAGTTGCTTCATTTTCAAAGTAGTTGTAAATATAAGCACCTTTTGAACCTCTTGGTGATTCACCAAATACATCTGATAAATCATTTCCTGCTGAAGGTGATACTGAAGCTGATACTGAAGTATTGTAAGCACTATCTGAACCACTAATACTGATTAGGAATTCTGATTCTGATGTTTGTGCTTCAATAGAAGCTGTAATACCAGTTGAACTATCCCATCTATGAGTAGTGTGAAGTGTTCCTACAATTTTTCTTCCACCATCAGAACCACTAACTGCTATAGCAGCTGGTCCTACTTCGGTATATCCACCGATTCCACCAACTCTTACAATAGTTACAGTTCCTGCTTCTCTTAAATAATTTTGTACGGTATATCCTGTATAGTATGAACCATCAGGTGTACCGAATATTTCTTCAAATTCTGATTGTGTATTTACAATGGTTGGTACAAAAGCAGGTCCTTTATGAAAAGGTCCAATTATTGCTGCTCCAATTTCACCAATCCCTTGTGATAGGAAAGAAAGGTCATTTTCTCTCGTAAATACACCAGGTGATACAATTTTTTCTGCCATTTTATTTTACTCCTTGTTAATTATCTTGTGTAAATGTACACATATAAATATAAAATACTTTTTCTAAAGTATTATTTTTGATTATTCGCTTACTGATTCTTCAGTTTTTTCTACTGGTGTAAATGTATTAGTAGCTGGGTCATAGTTACCATCACCGTACTTATCATTTAAACCTTTGAATAATTCTTCTTCTGTTTTCTGTAACTCTTTATGTTTATCTAAAAGTTGTGATTGAATTTCATCAAGTTCCGAAATTCTTTTTTCTTTCTCAATTGCAAGTTGTCCTAATTGTGAAAAAACATTCGAAACATCTTGTCTTAATTGATTAATTTGTGAAACTTCTTCTTCTGTAAACTGAATTGTGTTTGCCATTTTGATATATTTTAGTTAATATTTTATTATATATATAAATATATGATTTTTTCCCAAACGTAAAAAATATTATGCCGTAAATGAGAACGAAGCCCATGCAGATTTCAATCCATGGTCAATTGCTCTTACTCTAAAATGATATGTTGTTCCTGGTGATAGAGAATAACCAACTAACACCTCAACAGATGTTGAACTCCATTCCGTAACATTACCATTTGTAACGAGTGATGAAAATCCTGAATCTGTTGCAATTTGAAAATCATAACCTGTAATACCAGTATCACCACTTGATGATGGAGCTGTCCATGATACAGATGGTGATGAATATGATAATCCTGTTGGAGCAGATGATGCGGATAAATCTCCACTAAATGTATTTGCTCCTTTATTATGTGAAATATACCCATTAACCAAATAAGTATCTTGTTCTTCAACATCGATTGAAACAATTTCAGCAGTTTCATTTACTGCTACTTTTGAAGTTACAGAAATTTCTTCTAAACCAGATGTTCCTTGTTTGATTAATTTATCTCCTTCTTCAATAGTTAGAATTTCTTTGAATTTATAGTTACCACTAACCGAATCCTTTACTAAGAATGGGTGTTCACCAGTTGCAGTAATTTCACCATTATTGATATTATAATATCTTTGAGTAAATGAATAGATTACACTTACCACAGTAACATCTCTTTGAGTTGCATCAAGATTTTCTGAACTCCAATCTAAGAAATCTCCATCTGAATCAGCAGATAATCCAGCTAATGCATATCCATCTAATACATCACCTTCCTCTAATTCACCCGCCTCTACTATTGTTCCATCAGATTTTAAAATAGGTGAATCTGATGTTAAACATAAAGCGGTGTTTCCATCATAAGTATCTATTGAATAAACAGTTTTTGTTTTTGCCGTATTGTATCCATTTCCACTACCTATATGGTCATTATATCCATCAGCAAAGGTTGCGGAAACTGTATGAGTTTGTTGTGCTAATAAAGATGTTTGAGAACCTGGTGACTGAGGATTCATTGCTGATGCAGCTAATGTTGCTGTTGATGTTGGTGTACCACTTACTGTAATATACCCAGCACCAGTTACACCCCATGTAAAATTACCAGAATGACCTTTTATCTTACCAAAGTTAGCACCTTCTTCATTAAATCCTAATGTATATGTATCTGAAGTTGATTCTACTAAATAGGTATAACCTGTTACAGAACCTACTGAATCAAGTGAAAATGTACCTAAACCAATATTATCACCAGCAGATGGTGAACCTTTAATTGTTCCCAAAGAAACATTTGAATTTTGAGTATTACCAGTTGCTCCTGCTAAATCATTTAAACTGAGTGTATCTCCTGATGTAAGTGTTGGCATAATATTCTCCTATGTATTATAAATATTAATTAATGAATCAATCCATTGTTGTTTATTTGAAAATTCATTAATCATGTACTTTTTTATCTTTAAAAACCACTTATTTTTTTCTTCGTAAGAAGAATTTACTATCTTAGTATAAATATCATCAAATTCTTTTTTATTGGAAGCTCTATATGGATATTCTAAATTGGTACACCATTCTTTATGAATTATCGGTAACTTTCCCCTATCCACTGCTTCAAATATACCATAACCAAATGGTTCTACTGAAAAACAAGAATGTGATATACCCCAATCCATATTATAAAACATATTTTTGAATTGAGAATCATAGTGATATATTTTAGATTTACTCACATCAACCTTTACACCATTTTTCCAAATTACTTTAAATTCTTCTGAGTTTGTAAAAATATAAGATTGTTTCTCATCTAAAAAATGTGGATTCTTTCTTCCCTCACATCTTGAAGCAAAACCCAATTTATTAGATTCGTTTAAAGGTAAGTGATGTTTAAATTCATAAAAGTTTTTTATATTAACATTTTCATAAGGTATTTTGTATAATCCTATCCATATATTAATATTTGACCATTCAGTAACTTGTTGTTCCCAACTTGAATCTATAAATGGATGCCAACCCAATGAAGCATC